CGACTCTCCTGGTCGTCTCAATCGGCCTCACGCTTCTCTGGTTATAAATGTTCAGCACGTGCGGACGGCATCTTTGGGGACCAGCGTCCCATCGGCCGTATCTGGCGCGGTAGGCCGAACAGTGCAGGGCCCTTCCCCGTCTACGCGTATCCCGATATCAAGTCACCCTTCAACGCTCTCTTCTCCATTATCCACAGAGCAGGTGGTGCCCTCCCCGCGGCCCACCCGTTCCGGAGGGGAAACGTTGTATGTGGAATGCACGATTTTGTTGGTTATTGTCTGCGGTATATTGACGTACACGTGCCGACGTTGGATTCGCAATCGGCGGATCCGAGCTTTGGGTTTTGGGCTGCTCACAGCACTAAACCTAGAGACCAACTCGAACGAATGCGTCGAGAGTATGCCGATTATGGACGATTCGAGCCGCACGCTCTGAGAGCGCATGCTTTCCTTAAGGAGGAGGGCTATGCTGATGTGGACGAGTTTAAACCTGCGAGATCTATTTGTGCCTATCAGGATGCGACGAAAGTCGCATTCGGACCGCTGATGCACGCTGTTGAGGAGTTATTGTTCACCAAAGGACCAATGTCTGAACACTTGATGAAGAAGAAGCCCGTTTCACAATGGGCGGACATCATTCAAGCTGAGCTCGGCGATGAGGTCTGTACGGTGGGTGATTTCTCGTCTTTTGAGTGCACCCATAGAGGTGAGATGGCTAAAGTTGTGCATGCCACAGTGTGTAAGGTGATTGGACCGTATGCTGATAACGAGATGAAGCGTTTGTTGTACAGTCTCATGTGCACCACCAACACAGCGTTGTTTAAAGGCTTGGGTGTTAAGGCGAGCGTCGACCAAACACTCATGTCGGGTGCCATGTGGACTAGTTTAAACAACGTGATATTGTCGTTTTTCATTGTATCTTACCTCCGGCTTAAGGAGAAGTATCCGATGTGTAAGGGTAAGCAGTTGGTTCGTCATTTCGCGGAGTTTCGTGGATTCTGCGAGGGAGACGATACCATAACGGCGGGTGGGCCTTATAATGAGGATTTTGTGCGATCGCTGGGACTCAAGCTCAAGAGTGAGGTGTTTACATCGTGCTCTGAGGCTGGATTCTGTGGCATCGTGCGTCCTCCCGGATCTACCAGTAATGTGACGGATCCGGTTAAGGTTCTATGTAATTTCTTCTACCTGCCTAATTCGCTGATGCAGGCTGGTCCGAAGAAAGAGAAGGCTTATATGCGCGCGAAAGCGTTGTCGTATTATTGTCTTTATCCCGCATGCCCGGTAATATCGGAGCTGGCTTATCAGACCTTGCGGCTCACCAAGAGTGTGACCGCAGATCCGAAGTTATTGTCTTATCTTCGTAAGAGGGTCTATGACGAGATGGACCTATCTACGAGATTCTACCACAAACCACCTGAGATCAGTGTGCAGACTCGCCATTTTTTCGAGGGGAAATTTGGGATCGGCGTAGATGAACAGCTAGTCATGGAACGACAGTTAAGAGACTGGGGAGGCGGCGGAGTCGAACAGCTCTACCTACCACCTGTCTTTCAACGATATCGTGATTATGCTTGTTGCTATGTTCGATGTGAGTCAAGTATACCTGTCAAACCACCCCGGGCTTTTCAAGTCCGAGTTGGTGATGAGGTGAAGTTGGCAGATGGACGTAAGCAGAAGCCGCCGTTAGTCGTGTTGGAGAATCCTCTTGTCTTATTTGAACATGGTCGAGCAGTTAAAGCTTCGGCCTACATCGATGGACACGTGGATGGCGACCCAGGTGTACGTGTTGCGGATCATCGGCCGCTCAATGCACCTAGTACAGTCGACGACACGCTGTATCTTCCTCTTATTCGATATTGAGCCCGCAAGGGCTACACTGCAGGGCCGGTGCGAACCGGAGGCGCTTGACGACCGCCCGTTCC